GGACTCGTCCACCAGGGTCGGCGTGCTCGGAGTCCGCGCGCCAGCAGGCTTCTTCTCGCTCGCCGGCTTCTTGTCGCCCGGGCGCCGTGCCGGGGCGGTGAAAGTCATGGGGTACGCCTCCGCGAGCTGATCCAGCATCTTCTCGATGGATTCCGCCGTGGGGATTCCCCTCTCGTCGCTGTCGAGGCCCTCGAACCCCTGCGCGTTGACCTGGGCCAGCGCAAGCTCCTTGGCCTCCTCGTTCCAGTCCCTCTTCTTCAGGCTGCGCTCGATCGCGCGCTCCGTCCGGATCTCCTGCAGCTCCGCAGCCGCTGCGGACGCCGCGCTCTGCGCTTCCTTCAGCTCCATGCCCATGCCCGCGGCCTCAGCGGCTTCCAGGCGCTTCTTGGCGGCCTTCTCCGTGGTGGCCTTCTCCGCCGCCTTCTCCGCCGCCCGCCGCTCCCGCTCGCCCTTCTCCAGGATCCGGAGCTTCGCCTGGAGGGCATCGTGCTCGGCCTTGGTCAGCGTGACTTCCTCGTCCGCGCCTTCCTTGTCCTTGCCGGCCGCCTCGGCAGCGGCCGCCTCGGCAGCGGCCGCCTCGGCAGCGGCGAGGGCCGCCTTGATCGCTTCGGGGGAGCCGGGCTTGTGCTCGGGCATGATCGTCTCCTGTTCGCGCCGTCAGGGGGGCGCCTTGCCTGGTTCGGTGGACCACCTTCGCGCGCGGCAGAACGCAACGAAGCCGCTCCCATGGCACGCTTCGTGCATGGGGACTCACTAGGACTATAGCTAAAGGAAGAAAAGATGCCACCGCAAAGAATGCGGGAGATTCACCGCCTTGCGATGGTTTCTGCGATCTTCATGCGTATTCGCGAGGTTGGCGAGATCCTTATCCCCGGGGGCCGGAGGCCCAGCGTGGGGAAGTTTGCCTCCTCCTCGCTGCCCGCTTCCTCGGTCAAGTCTCGTTCCGGCTGATCAGCGTCGCCGTCGATCACATAGCTATGCTCGCAGTTGGGATGCCAGAGCCCATCCTCCCGAGCCTCCTCCGGCGTGGGAAGGTCCGGCGTGGCGCCGGTCAGCGAAAGCTGCTCGCCCTCCCACGGAGCGCAGATCGGACAGATGGTGCCGGTGGAGATGACCACGACGACGTCGACGCCATTCTGGAGGTAGCGCATGCGCCGGCCGACGCGCAGCGCATCGCTGGTGGCGGTCCTGCCCTCCATCCGCGCGTAGGCGTCCACGTCCCAGTACCGCCCAGACGGCACCCGCACTGCGAGGCCCCGGCCCCGCAGGAGAACCGTCTTGCCGTCCCCGATGAGCGCCTCCCGCATCAGCCCCACCGCCTTGGCGGTGTTGGGTCGCTCCCCGCCAAGGAGGCCCTGCGTCAGTGCCGTGACGATACTGGATAGCTCGCTGCTCGTCCTGCTGACGAGTGCAAGCGTTGCCCTTCCATCCACGCCTGTGAACCGGGCCCGGAGCAGCGGAGAGCTGGCTGCGATGATCTCACGCTGAGCTACAGCCGCCCCCGTGCGGTACGCGGCGGGCACCTGACGCTCGGCCCACACCTTCGAAAAGGCATCCAGCCTGCCAAGCTCCTTCAGGATGAATGGAATTTGCGCCGCGAGATAGCTGTCGGGCAGGAGGGTTCCCAGCGAGATCCTCTTGGCTATCGCCATGATGGCTGCCCGATACTGACGCACCAGAATCGCAACAGGGTCGACCACCACGGCAGCATTAACCGTGCGCGTACGCGCGGGGAGCACCATCAGCTCTCCTCAGCAGCCTCCGCTACTGCAGCGGCAAGCCCAGCAGGCGGCGAGACCTCGCCACCCTCGCCGATGGGGCCGGCGCCCGGCGCGAACGGCTGGACACCTCCGAGGGCCGCCTCCGCGAAGTCCATCTCGTCCTCCAGAATCCGCGCCCGCTCGACGTCGGCCTCCTCGTCCGTCAGGTCGAAGAGATCCCGCAGCGTGCGGTGGATACTGACCAAGCTGTTCTGCTTCAGCAGTGCGTAGTCGATCGCCTCCTGGGTATCGTCCTCGATGATGGGATCGGGCCACTCCAGCTGTACCTCGGCTACCTTGTACTTGTACTCGCCCTGTGTGCCGGCCTCCAGCTTCTGCGCGATGCGCATGAGGGCGCGGACCGCGTCCCCGAACGGATCCCGCAGGTCCTCGATCTTGTTGATCGTCCGATGCGCCTTGAATTTCAGCGCCCGCGCGCTTTCCACCTGCGAGCCGTCCCGCTCCAACCCGAAACTTGCCGGGGACGTCTCGGTGAACATGAAGAAGTACTCTTCCAGCTTCTCGATCTGGTGCTTGATGGCCTCGATCTGCATGTCCCACGTCAGGTACTCGGGCTTCACCGCGCGATCGAGGATGCTGCTCTCCACCTCGATCACGTCGAAGTGCTCCATCAGTAGCTTGCCATGCTCGTCCAGCGTCCCGGGTCCCACGATCAGCTTCGGGCGAGCGTGCTTCTCCAGCACCTCGTCGAGCTGCGCCATCCGCTTCTCCAGCGCCTGGATGATTGGCCTGATGCGCGGAAACTCGCTTCGCCCCCAAAACTCCCCGGCCTTCCTGTTGTTGTGGACGAAGACGATGGGGATCTCATCGATGCCAGTCTCGTGCGGGCCGGCCTCCATGCCTGGGGCGATCTTCTCCAGAGGAAAAGACTCCTTGAGCTTCTCCCCATCCCACCAGTGAGCATCGAAGGAATAGAGCCCGGGAACATGCACCTCACGAAGCACGATCCATTCATCGTTCCTGTCCGGGATGCCCAGGATGCGCGGCGAGAACACCCAGGAGAAGGTCACGGACGTGACTCTCCGGTTGTAGAGTGGATCGGTCACGACGCTCACCTGGTGCGGCTTCACGTATCGCAGCTGCGCCTGCTTCTCGCGCTCGCTGGATCCCAATTCCTCGGGTGGCACCAGATCCACGCGCACGGCGGCGTCCCCCAACAGGGGCATCGATTCCGCGATTTCGCGAAAGAGAGTCGTCGCGTCGTTGTTCCGCATGATGCGAGTGATGTTTGCATCGGCCTTCCGAGTCCCGTTCAGGGCGCGGACGTTGAATCCTGGGCCGAACGTGTAGTGGCGCACGAGCCGGGAGAGCATCCCCGCGAAGTCGAGGGGTATGTAGCTCTTGCGCATCCCCTCCTTGACGACTTTGAACAGCGATATGTGGCTGTCCACGTCGAGCAGTTCCTCCGCCTCGACATAGCCCTGGACCCGAGTCTGGTCGAGTGCCGTCGGAGCGTAGTACTTCTTCCGGCCAGCTGCGCTGGCCCCAATGCTGGCGAGCACTTCGCTACCCATGTATTCCTGCCCTTCGCAACCTGGTTCTCCCGCGGGAGAGTGCTATGATCAGCCAGACGAGTGAATCAACACAGTCGTCCTGGCTTCCGCGCTCCCCCGTGAAGGAGAGCACCTCGTCCACAACCACCTGGAGCCCATTCTCCGGTCCCGGCGGGTCCAGGAAGACGGCGCCAATCTCAAACAGCGTCCGAGCCTTCTCCGCCCGGGCAAGCTTGCTGATGCGCGGCGGCATCGGCTTGATGATCCCGCGCGGGATTACCCGGGACTCCCGGAGATCCTGGATGAGAAACTCCGTGCCCGGGGCTGCCTCGATGGCGAACACCGCCGGCGCATTCCCGGTAGCCCGGGCCTTTGCGTACAGCACTTCCGCCTGCGCGATCAGCTCCCGCTTCGTCCACCGCCCGCGCCGGGCCAGCTCCAGCTGGAATCTTCCATGCGGGAACTGCGCGCAGGGCGCGTTCATATGGCCGAGAGTGAACACCGACCAGTCGTGCTCGGGACCCCCCTTGAACGCCATGTCCAGCGCCATACCCGTGACCGCCGCGTCGCGAATGTCGTGCGGTAGGCTCTTCCACTCGACGACCTGCTCCAGCCACTCCCGCTCGAAGAAGTCGCCCTCCATCACCGCGGTCTCGCCCATGTATTGCGTGCTGAACGCCGCGCTGCCTATCTCGTCGCGTATCGCGTCCAGCGTCTCGATCGAGTAGACCGCGGGCCAGTAGCTCCGCCGCCCCCCATTCCTGTCATAAATGAATGACTGATGCCGCAGTGTAGCCCAGCCTCCATCCACGTCCGAGCCTCCCTTCCCGGACCACTGCGTAATCTCGCCGTACCAGTCCTTCGGGTGGTAGCGAGTCCCCGAGATCCCCACCCGGCACCACGGCTCACAGGTGCCCTTGACCGTGAACTTCCAGAAGTCGGCGACGTTCTCGCGCTGCGTCTTCGTCCTGGAGTTGTCCAGCGTTACCCAGTCATCGCCGAACACGACGTCGTAGTGGCCACCGGCAATCTTCGAGCCCATGCCCAGCGCCGTCCAGGTCGCCTCACGCAGCAGTGTATCTCGATACCCGCTGTCGGCCACCTCCTCGGTCCATCTCTTGGATCTATCCCGCCGCTCGTCACGGACCTGGAAGTCGAGGCATCTTGAAACAGCAGGCATCTGGACGATGTTCTTGACCTGCCAGAGCAGCCTCTTTGCGTTCTGTTGGCTACTGCTAGTCAGCGAGATCCGAATGCTCCGCGAGTCGATGCGCCGCGGCGCGCTGCCGAAGAGCATCTCGTGGATGGCGCGCCGATCCAGCCAGCGCTCATGCTCTTCCTCGTTGTCGAGCGTTGGATGCTTGCTATGCAGATCTGCGATGCCCAGCCACGCCGCGAGGTACGCCACCACCGTGGATTTCCCAGATCCACGCGGCGCGATCCAGAGGCTGCGCGGGTTCGCGAGGTAGCTGTTGAACCCCTCCATGTGGTGACGCTCTACGCCCCATCCTGTCAGCAGCATCAAGCGCGATGGATGCTGACTCAGCCAGAGGCGCCCACCGGCAGGGTCCCGCTCAAATCGGATCTTCCAGCGTCGAGCCTCCTCCCGAGTCCAGATTCGATAGCTGGCAGTATCGCCGAGCGGATTGCGAGTCACTTCCCGCGCTCGCGCGTCTCCGTCCACGCGGGGACGGACTCACCGAAAGTACCATATTTCGATGCTTTCTGCACTCCCGTCCCGGGCTTCCGCGGCCGTCCCGGCCTCCGCGTCTGCGCCACCACGGTGGTGAGCAGGGCACGCACGTCCAGGAGCAGCTCGATCATCGCATCCTCGCGGCTGCACGCGCCCTGCGCGACAGCCTGCCGGATCTCCACGTCAGTCAACATCCTTGCCCCACATCAAGAAATCCTCGGCCAAGTATGTCGGCCACGCGAGCATCGCGCGCACCAGATAGATCAGGCGCTCGCCCGGTCCGTCGGTGTAGTCGCGCACGACATAGCGGTCGTTGACGTAAGCAACGATGGCGCCCAGCGCAAGCCAGCCGATCAGCAGCGTCACTGAAGCACCGGCATGCCAAAGTAGCCCAGCACCAGCCCGGTCAGCACCCCGAACCAACCCGCCCCGAGATTGCCCCCACGGACTGTGACGCGATACCCGTTCATGGTAGCCAGATCGCATGCAGCCCCGCTACGCACCGGCGGCGCGGCTGGGACGATCCTCGCCAGCGGCGTGGCCACCGCAGTCACCACCGGGCGATACGTACTCACCAGCTCGGCCTCCGGCTGCGGCAGGCAGAGGCTCTCCATCTCCCCCAGCTTCTCCACTGACGCTTCCGCGTCGCCAAGGGCCAGGCCCACCATACCCCCATCGGGGCGGATGTAGATCCCAGCGCAGCCCGCGCAAGCCATGAAGATTCCCAGCGTCAGAAATGCAACCAGCACCGCTGCGATGCGCCTCATCGTCGTCCTCCGTGGATCGCCGCGTTGCGCGCCCGCGCGGCAGCGTCGGCCAGCTTCTTTGTGGAGTACTTCTTGGGCAGCAAAGATCCATCCGGCTCCTGCAGCCGCCAGCCATTTCCACCAGGATCCTTCACCACCTTGACGGGTGGGGGATGCTTCACGGTGTTCTCCTTGGAGCCTGTGGGAGGACTCGAACCCCCTTCAGCCGGGTACGGACCGGCCGCTCTTCCCGGTGAGCTACGCAGGCGGATACATCTCGAACATGACAGCCCGGCGCACGAGACTATGTTCGCCGCACCCCCAACACACCGCCTCGCCGTCGATGGTCAGCATGTGATTGTCCAGGATGTACCCGCACACGGCGCACGGGGTATCCTCGGAGCGCAGGATGGCACGATCGCCACAGCTACATGCAGCATCCAGCGATGCACGGCCGAACTTCTTCATCTTGCTACCCCCAGAGATCGTCGTCCAGCGTGAGCACGGCTGCGAAGACGAGCAGCTCGATGATCAGAGCCGGGATCAAGAACCTGGCCATCACTCTCGGATGGTGCGACCCGGATCGTGCTCGGCGCTCCGCCCGCGGACCCGCGCCAGCTCCCGCCCGTCCTGCATCATCACGGTGTCGGTGGTGGTCACGATGCTTCTCCGCCTACGCACCCGTTGCTCCTCCACCACGATGGGTCCGTCACCGCGGCACACCGTCCCGCCCGCAAAGCGTCCGGCAGTGCTGCCCACGAACACGTCGACGCAGTCGTCGTAGGTAGGCGCAGCCTGGTGGAAGCCCCGATGCCGCACGTCCGGATAGAACGAAGTGATTGCCGGAGCTGGCCCGGACCGAGTGATCCGATCGGGGATGCTCAGCTGTTCCCCGCCGCCGTGGAGCCCGGGCAGATTCGTGTAGGTGCCATCGGCCGCCAGCCAGATCCCGGGACTGGGTTCCACCGCAGGGACCTGGAAATACTCCTCACCCCGCGACGCCACCGCCAGCGCCGCCATGAACAGAAGCGGCGCGATTGCGTATCCCAAGAGACCCACGAGCCTTCCCATGATTTCTTCCTTCCTTCCAGCGAACGTAGCTCTCGCCAGCGCGGATCCCCGCCGCCACGATTGCCACGCCTGCTACGGCAATGATTGCCAGGTTCACAGCGGACGCTCCACCCACATCCGGCTGACGGCGATCTTTCCATCGCTGAGGCGGCGCTCCGTGCTCACGTGGATCTTGCGCTGCGCGGCCGCGTCCAGGAGGGCATTGAACTCCTGCACCGCGCGCCGGAGGGCCTCCGCCAGCGCCTCGTCGCCCAGCTCCGCGTAGGGGTTCTCTGACATCAGGCGTCCTCTTCCGGACCCTCGTATTCGCCGAGGCCCCCCAAGCCGTTCTGCGCCACGGCCTTCCGAAGCCCGAAGGCCGCCACGATGAAGGCGATCCCCTTTGCAGCCGCGGCCGCCTGCGCCGCCACGCCGGCCGGGATGGCCCCGGCACCCTCCAGCGCCTGGAGGGCAGCGAACACCGCCGCGCCGAGGATGGTCAGGGACCGCGTAGCACTCTTGTCGCCCAGGTCGAACATTCTATGCCTCTTTTCCGTCCGTTTGCCCGCAGTGCGGGACCTACACCAGTACTATAGCTTTTCATCCTTGGGGCTGCCACCAGATTCTTCCCTTGCCGCCACAGACACATCTTCGCTGTGCCGCGTCGCCGGCGCGTTGCGCTTCCCCAGCGCTTCCCCACGCCAGCCGCAGGAGCAGCCGAATGCGTACACCCACCCGCTGCCCGGGCGCCAGATTTCCATCCGAAGGATCCGGTGCCCGGGCCCCGCTGAGGCGGCGGCCTCGCACCCGATTCCCAGGTTCGTGCGCAAGAATCGGAGCCTCACTTCTCCATCTCCCGTTCCCGCCGCGCCCACTCGCGCGCGCCCTTCAGCGCGGCGCGCTCAGCAGCCTCGCGGGTGCGATAGGCTTTCTTGGTGTACCAGATCACTGTCCCCAGGAGGCGCACCGAGGCGCCCCAGCAGGGTCGCGAATCGGATCCGTAGAAGGTTGCCCCGACGTGGATCTTCGCCAGCACCCGGACCGCGATTGTCGTCGTGCTGCTTTCGGTCTCCATCCCCGTTCCTCCTCGTTGCTGTCATTCTTATCAGCCAGCCCCG